GATCGCGAGAACCTTGTTCTTTGCTTCGGTTGTCGTGGTCCACAGCGGCCGCACGCAGTTGAAGACGTCGCGAGCGGAGATTTCTTCGATCGGCAGGCTCCCCAACCTCGGAAAGATGTCGCGCTCGAGGTAGGAGCGCACAACCGAGGCTCCGCGGACATTCTGGTCGTAGTAGCCGGCCTGAACCCGGAAGTCGAGCCACTGGAGGGCGACTGTCCGGAAACGGTTATCGCGGCCGCGCTGCGCCTCTTTGAGTTGCTCGGCCTTCCGTCTGCGCTTTTCCTGTCGGCGCTCATCGGCCGGATCAATGCCGTGTGCAATCTTTGCGACAAGCTCTGCAGCTTTCCCCCGAGCCTCGGCGAGCGTCTGCGAGTCATACGATCCCAAAGAAACCATCGTGCGCTTGCCGGTCACGGGAGAGAGGTAGCGCAACAGATAACTGCGCCTGCCGTCGTCGAATTTGAGATATAGCCCTGGAACCCCGCCGATGGCCGTCACGCCGGGGGTTTTGATGGCAGCGACCTCTTTCGCTGTCCACGTCTTGACCTGTCTCATGGTTATTTTCTCCGCTTATGCCAATTCGGCACAAAGCCAATGGTGATTTACGGGTCAAAAATATACCAAACAGCGCGTCGCTTTATATGAATTGTCATAAACCCATATATACGAAAAAAGCCCCCTCATTTCTGAGGAGGCTAGTGTTTTCTGGCTTCTTCGTAGTCTCATGTACACTGAAGTAGCCTATAAAGTGGTGCGGGAGGCCGGAACATTTTCTGTCTGATCTTTCAAGAATATTTTATTTCCTGACAAAAAATATACCGTATAGAACATCACCAAGGGCGAGTTTTATTTTACAGCTTCGGTCAGCGCATCTTTTCGACTAGCGCATCCGTGCCATCCTGAGTCGCACTTTTCAGCCAAGTCGTGTAGGTCTCTGACCATTGCCGCCAAGCGGGCAGCTCTGGCTTCACAAGTTCCTGGGGAACCTGCTTGTCCACCACTACCGCTGACGGACTGGCGCAACCTGAGAGCAAGCCGATCGCGCTCAGACTTGACAGAATCATACTCACGCGACGCAGCGACAAGCGAGTCCGCTGCTGTTGACAGTTGTTTTGCATTCTTGATCCGCTCCTCATCAGCAGCTCTTTCGACGGCATCTAGTCGAGACTCAAGCTGACGATTCTCTACAACGTAGACAAGTAAGGTAGACCCCAGGGCTCCCGCCAGAAGCCCTAAAAGAATTTCCTTGAATGTCATTTTTTCTTCGTCCTATAGTCCCACCGAGCACGCTTGCCGCGAGCATCGACATGGACAAAAGCGTCATAAAAACCGACACCGCCATAGACATTGATGCGATCAGCAATCTGCTGGAGACGCGGCAAGTCCTTGAGATCCTTTGGCCGGAGATCTGCGGCGAGGCCCTGAACGTGATACGAGTTCTCTACTCCTCCTACGGCCTTGTTGTGCTCCGGTGATCGGTATCCGCTATTGACAATGACTGGCTTTCCGAAGGCGCTCCGAATCTCGTTGCAAAGCTCTAGCAGAGCCATCTTGACGACCATCGGATAGGGACTGGGCTTGCCGTCTTTGCTAGAGAACTCAGTCGTGCAGAAGTTCCCTACATACTCTTTATGATCCGGCATCGTTCTTCTCCTTCTTCACTTCCGCGTGATGCTGAATCACGGCTTCCCCAATTCTGAGAAGCCTCGTGCCCATCCAGCCAGACATGCCGCAAAGGGCTGCGCAAACGCCCGGAGGGAAGCCCCAGAAATCCAGGAGCTCGTAGGACATGAAACCGCAAAAGGCGCTGGTGGCCGTGTAGACAATTAGCTCCCGCCAGGAGAACGACTTTCCTTCTGTTGTCTTGACCCAGTAGTTGAGAAAGCCGCCCACAGCGCCAAAGGCAGCGCAGACCTCGGCAATCTCAGCGCGACTGAGTTGAGCTAAATCCTGCATTTTTACTTCTCCTTGTATGACTTCCACGGCTGGATTAAGCCGGTGATTTGAAGAGGGTCTTTGACAAGAAAATCCCAGGTCTTCCAGCCCGCGAGCAGCCGGAGGGCTCTGTTTTTCTTGAATGAGTACGGGATGAACAAGAAAATCATCCAGGCGATCACCCGCCCGTCGCGGTACACACGGTCAAAGAACCAGCCGCCATCATCCTGAGCACACGGGTTTCCCACGCGCACAACCTTGTCAGTCGGAACAACATGGACGCCCAACCGCTCGCGTTGGAAGTTCACGCCTGGATTTCGCAGAATCCAAGACACCTGCTGCCACCATGAGTTGCTGTGGTGATGCCGCTCTTGGTGATCCGGGTCTCCGATCAACAAACTATTGGGAGTCGTCGCCCACCAGAACAACGTCCCGCGCAAGCTGTAGTCATGAGCGAAGAAGGGACATAGTGGGCTGACGAGCCATGCGGCGATGGTCGAAAGAAAGCTCAGGGGGAGGCTGATTAGCCAACGTATAAACGAGAACATGTCAGCGACCTCCGAGGGAATCAGAGCTCTTCAAGCTCTTTCTGAAGGCGATTAATCTCTTCTCGCCAGAGCTTGCGGTTCGCGAGGACTTCGGCGTATTCCTCGGCAGAGGCTTCTCCCTCGGCAATCTTGATCACCACATAGTCGGAGTCGGCGAGCTTGCCCTTGAGTTCAGCAATGCGGCTTTCAACCTGCTCGCGGTGCTTCTCCTCCGGAGTCTTTTCTGGGATCTCGACAACCTTCCACGACAGATCCTCTCCGCGCTCAATGCGATGCGTTTCAGAACCTTCGGTCAGCACCTGGAAGAGCTGGCGCAATCTTTCATCGTGAGGCGTATGGGTGTAATGAGAGACCGCGCCCAGCTTGACACAGTCGGCAGCAGTCGCGGGCATGGCAACGCTCACCCACTCCTTGCCATTCCACCGGGCAAAGCATCCATCATCAATATTCGGCTCGACATCCGTGCTGTTGGGAGGCATCAAATACCCGCCACCCATAGGGTCGGGCTGAGCAGAGGACTGATGGTCGAAAAAGCCGTCAGCGTCATAAATGAAAACGGGCTTGAGAGTCATGTTGAAAACTCCAAAAAAGTTGTCAGACAAATACATCGGGGCAATACAGCCCCTCAAAAAAAGGTTCACCATCTCGGATGGCTTCGGGCTTTACTTGCGAATCCATCCCAGCGGATCGAAATCGTGGGTTCTGCGCCTGTCCCAGTTCGGCAAGGTCTCGGACATCACCCTTGGTCGTTGGCCTGAAATGTCACTCAAGGCCGCAAGGCAGAACGCTCGGCAAAGACGCAAGGCTGCGGGCCTGACACCGCAAAAGGGCTACACCCTCGCAGACGCTTTTCGTCTTTGGAAAGACCTCAAGAGAGGTCGAATCGTCTCCTACAGAAACGAAAAAAGACGCATCGAACAACTGCTCATGCGTCCTATTGGCAATAGACAACTGGATGAAATCACCGCGCCTCTTGTCATTCAAATCATTAAGCCCATCGACCGCCAGGGGAAGCGCTCAACTGTCAAGCGCCTGCTCATGAGGCTTCGTGAAATCCTCGATTTGGCGGTCTGCGCTGGGTACATCCAACATAACCCAATCGAACGGGTGAGCCGCGTGTTTGCGCCCCCTATTACAAAGCCCATGCCCTCAGTGCCATGGCAAGATTTACCGACCGTCATGAAGGTCTTGTCCGATGCACCCATCCGTGTTCGCCAACTGTTCATGCTTACGCTGCTTTTGATGCTTCGCCCAGGCGAGGCGGCAAAACTCAAGTGGGAATGGATCGAAGACGGACTCCTTACTATCCCCGCAGCCCAAATGAAGAAGCGACGGGAGCATCGCGTCCCTTTGTCACCTTCAGCTGTCAGGCTTCTGGAGGAAATCAAAGACTCCTCCATTCATCCTCGGTCTGGGTTTGTCTTCCCAGCTGTCAGGGATGGCGGAAAGCACATCTCCTCACAGACCCTTGCGAAGCACTTCATCAAAACCAGTCTGAAAGGCCAACTGGTCGCTCACGGCCTAAGGTCGATTGCAAGATCATGGCTTGCAGACCATGGGCATCAGTTCGAGGCCAGCGAAGCGTGCTTGTCCCACGTTTCTGGCTCTAGCGTTTCTCGCGCCTATCAGCGAAGCGACTATTTTGATCAGAGAATCACCATCATGCAGGCATGGAGCCACTTCGTCTTTGACTGTGCTGAATGTGCCAGCTTCTCAACCGCTAAACCCAGAACTGGCAATGGTTCTCAAGGTTCTGAGTAGGTCTTTTTTCACTGTGCTTGGCACAACCAAAACCGCCAGTTCTGACGGGGCCTCGGCTGTTTTGGTTGGTGTCCGAACATTACAGGTAAAGGGGTTGTCGGTGTCAAGGAATTTGCCCCTAGTGGGGCTTTGAGCTGGAAAGACGCCCAAAATAAAGGTA